TCCTACTCTTAACTGGTAGCTAAACACCTTAGGTGTTATAGCCCCGTCAATATCTTGATTCCTATTAAGTTCTATCTTTACTATAACTTGGCTTGGGCTATAGTCAGAATCAGTTTTCTCACTCCATTCAAAAAGAAACTCTTCGTTTGAGGTTGCAGGAGGGCTTGCTTCATCGCTGTCCTCAGTAGGTACTTTATTATAAAGTTCTGTGGTCTCATTTGGTTTAAAGTTAAGGAGCAGGTAAGCTTTTAATGGATCAGTATTTTTATCTACTGCGAATACACCGTGGTCACTTAAGAGAGTATTAACCTTAAGATGGTTAACTGTTTTTTCTAAGAGGGGCTCTCTGAACGCAGTGACTTCATTAAAGTAAGAACTAAAAGATTTAAATACTTTCTTTTTATTAATATCTTTTAATTGTATTACTTGATCTATTAAGTTAGTTCCATAATCACTATTGCTACTAGGATCCTTAGATCTAACTATAAACTGTACCCATCCGTAGGGTAATACGGGAGTGGTAGTAGAGTTAGTAAGATTGATAAGTCCGTCTTTAGAGTTAACATAGAACGCCTCACCTACATCAGAATCCACTATTAGCTTATTCTTTTTTGTTGTAGGGTCTAGATCAAATTTTATCTGACTGCCGTTGCTTTGATTTACAAAGGCCCAAGTAGTAAAGGTTTGAACTGAACTAGAAGATCCTCTATATGAGAAGTTTACATAGACAGATCCTTTTGGAGATATATTGCCTGTAGGAATTCTATTAATTCCGCCTGATCCAGGATCGACTACATAGTCTCTACCTTCTACGTAAAACGTTCTAGTACTGCTAGTGCTAGGTAGATTAGCTACTCTAATAGAAGACTTAATAATTTGACTTGGCGCTGTAGGGATGTATCTATAAGTTATTTCAATAGGATCAAAAATTGTATTTGTGCAGTTATCTAGAACAATAGCATTACCATCAATTCTTGAAACCTTATGTGTGATATCAGAGTCTATAATGTAAACAAACTCTAAAGCATAATTAATTACGTCGCCAGAGCTATCCAAAAACCTACTATCATTCGGTATAGTAAACTTTCCTGTAGGTCTAGATCTTCCACCTATATCAGTCATTTCTAATATGTAGTCTATACCACTAGTAAATATTTGACCTGTCAAGGATCTTATAATAGGAAGATCATTTGGGTTATTACTCTCTGCAATAAAGTTGGCAATAGGAAGATTTTGGGCCCTAGATGAGCTTAAGCTAAAAGCTGTAGTCTTTTTAGTTTTATCTGCTTTATGAGATATTTTATATATAGCGTAATTTGGTCTAGTATCTAGGTTAGAATTTTGAGTTCCTGGCTGTGGCTTTAAGCTATGTCCTCTACTAGAATCATAATAAGGAGTTTTAGAAACCTTAAGCTGTACTCTTCTAACACCTTCTCCTGTTATCGGAAGCGGGGTAATCTCAGGAATTTCTGTAGCTGTAGTGTATATAGCTTCAAGATCGGTCTGCTCAAAGCTTACATAGTTGTCTTCTACATTTAGTATTTCAAAAGATCCCGTGTAATCTCTGAACCAAGATTTAAATCCTCTATATAGTCTAGCACTATTAAAGATATAATCTGTAGATATATCTGGACCTATTCTGTAAAATTCTTTACCTTGAAAGGCAGTACCATAAGCCTGCGGAGCATCATTGCCTGAGGCAGGTACAGTAAACTTTTTGGATAAGCTTCTATTGGAGTTAAAGGCAACAATATTACCTGCCCCTACTGTAGAGGCCGAACCTATAGGAGTAATAGGGATAAAGGAAGTAATGCCGCTGGAAGATACTCCCGCAATAGAATAATTTACAGAAGTACCAGAAGGAAGAAATTGATCAGAGCTTATAGAAACTTTACCAATAGAAGTAGAGTTTTTAAAACTAAGTGGTTTACTTAAATAAAATCCAGTACTAAGACGACCAGTCTGATAAGCAGCAAAACGTTTTAATCCAAAAACATATTTATACCGCTTTACAGTTCCGTCTAGAATTTCTTCATCAGCTTCAGTTTTTGATAATGTTATTTTTACATACTGCACAAGTGTTGTCTCAAAGTCTAAAGCATAGTTCTTTTTCTGATCATCCATAACTACGCCCTGCTCATATCCAAGAATCTTTAGATAGTTGACATCATCGTTAGACGTAGTGACTATAGCTTTTTGTTTCTTATACCCGTGCGGTATTAGTTCAAATCTAGAAACAAAGAACTCATTATCTGATTGGCCATCCGGATTTAATGTAAAATTAAACGTCATATCAAGAGGAGCATTTTCTGAAGTTATTACTTCATAGGCCCAGACAGATAACGAATCATCAAAAATATTACCAAACTTAGTATTAGGTATTTGTGTAAAGGAACTTACAATGTTATTATTTGAAAAAGTTACAGTAGTATTTAATTGGTTAACTAGAGATCCTACATTAATTCGTTTTGTATTCTTTCCTCCATAAGGCAGAGATAGGCACTGCTCAGATAAATCAATAATATCTTTTGTGGAAGTTTTATCTAGCTTAGACGTATCAGAAAAAGTATCAACCGCTCCATCAAAATAAAAGTCGGCGTCCTTTACTGTAAATAATAAAAGCTCTAACTCTGACTGAAGCTTTTTTAGTTCATAGCTATTGATCTTATGATAAAGATCTGCAAAGTTAGTTCTCTTAGCTGCTTCAGAAAATAGATCAAGTAGTTCTTCGTTAAAGAGATCTATATCAAACTTTATTTTATTTAAAGATTTATTATAGACTTCATTTTGAAAAACTTCTCTAAAAGGTTGAGGTACGTACTTATAAGTAATATTGTTTTTGTTACTTAAAGCAGCTCCTATGCGTTGAGATATGTCATTGATATTAGGTAGTCGGCCTAATATTAATGTCTTTAAAATCTCAGCGGCAACTATTTTCTGATACTGTCTATTGTAGATACTCATTTTATAGATTACGTGGTGTGAGTAAAGTGAAACTCTACGGCGCTACCTGTAGTCCAATAAGGAGCATTTGTAGTAGTGTATTGCGCTCCGGATACATACCAACCTCCAACAGAACTAGAAGTACTTATAGATATAGGAGAAGAGGTTGATATGGCATATGGGCCAAGGGCCCCACCGGTAATACCAATATGTGTTACGCCTAGAGGGCCGTGCCTACCTGGAGGAATATAAGGTTCCTGTGGTATTAAAGTTCCACCATTAGGAGATAACTTAGCGAGTAATACATCTATAATAGCTTGCTTTTCCATAAGCCTACCTTCTAACTCAGCAATCTTAATTTCTAATGCGTCAGAGTCCATTTTTGGGTACCATACTTATTCTGTACGAGCGAAGGATAGGACTGTATCCATCAGCGGATGCAGTGCTCCCTTCTATAGTATCAGGTCTTGAAAGCACAGCTCTAAAGACCACTTCTTTTACCGGAGAATCAGTAAAGATGTAATTCTCTTCAAGCCTAGAGGACAATGGCTTTTCAGTATTAAAATTTATTATTCTAGGAACTATCGTACCATCATTATTAAAGACAGAAGGAAGCCCTAGCGGATTTATTTGAATCCAATCAGTTCCTTCAATATTAGGTTTTACGTAATACTTAATATAATTGCCTGGTGGAAATACATTAGGAATAAACTGGTCTACAGTGGTAAACACTTTTGTTATTTCTTTTGGAGACTTCCAAGCTGTAGAAATAAATTCTGATACTTCTTGGTATCTAAACTGAGCAACTGTTAATTCTTTAATTCCTATAGCATAACGAATAATATCAAACTGTGGCTGGTTCCAAGTTTTAGTTAGTGTCCAGCCAGAGTCTTTTATATTCATCTTTACGTCTACCGTAGTCTTCTTACCAAACAAAGACCTAGCGAGGTCTCCTAGGCCTGGAGGAAGATCGGTCACAAGAAATAAAAGATTAGCTATATCGTTGTTTGCACCGTTGTCTAAGAACTTAGACAATTTACTTTTTGTAATTTCTTGATTAGAAAGATTCTCTTCTGTAGCTTCGGTTTCCCCTGCAAGCTCATTAACAGTAGAAAGTCCGCCGTCAACAGCTAGTGTTTGGAGGTAAGATAGCTTTACAATTTTTGACAAGGTAATCTTTTTATTTACTTTGTCTACAGTAGTACGTCTCTTTTTTTTGCCAAATGACATTTTAGAATCTAAACCTACCTTTTGTAGTTGTAGTTGTAGTAGTAGTCTCTATATCAAGTGTATTCTTTAAAAGAGCATAAGTGCGCTCATATACTTGACTTGCGGGCTGGCTCATTGATAGGCGAACCTTTACCTTTTTTGCAAGCCGCATAGGAAAAGGATATATGCCCTGACCTAAATAAGCGTAGCGATTGGGAGCAAGACTAGCAGAAACTTGACTATCAGTCAAGAACTCATTTGCTTCAGGGGTTATAGTCTTAGGAAATTTTATAGTATCCCATCCATCTACTGTAACAAATTCACCCTCAGTGCTAGATATAGTAGATATGTCTACGACATCTATAAACGCATTCTTACTAAATACTACCGGATTAATAGAAACAAAGTTTACATTTTGTTCTTCAGGAAGAGTAATTATAATATCAACTGTAAGATCTACTACGTCTTGAGCAAGCGCTCTTTGATTTAAGTCATTTACATCTATCTGGATAGACGCTGAATCTGGAGCTTCTGGATCTGAGTAGCCGGAGTCTTCTGGATTACCTTCTACTTCTGCGCTGACTACCATAGAGTCAGTAACATCAGCTACAAGAGGATTAGCAAGACGTACTACATATTCACATTCCCAGAATGTATCCGGGTTACCGTCTACCATAGCAAGTCTAGCTTTTGCCTTATCATCTTCAGAAGCGCCGTACTCTAGGAACACGCCTACGTATTCTTTAGGAGGGTCTGGTTCAAGAGTAACACCAGGCTTAGTAGTATCACTATTAGTCTGCGACTTGTCAGTAAATACTGGCGGGGAGGTACTAGCATTATTAGTAGTCTCTTCTACCACCGGATTAATTTTTTGAGGATCAGCTGCGAACTGTATGTTAAACTGACCACCTTCAGGTCTAGCTTGTCCTAAAAAGTTATAATAGTTTCCTTCGTAAAATCTATTAAAGTTACCTGGGGTAGGGGAAGTATTAACCTTAGAGCTTGTAGCTGTAGCTGAAGGAGCAATAGGTAGGACTTCTATTTTGATTCTAGGATTAGTAGTTAAGTTATTAGTCTCATCTCTAGCAAGAGATAGGCCTGCTCCATTAGAAATCATTTCTGCAGGAGAGCTGCTTAGACCAGCAGAAGCATCTATGTAGTCAGAATTTATGAAGTCATCACCGCCTACTATAACGTCCCCTCTAGTAAAATTATTTAATATGCTTAAGTCTAATACCATGCTGGCTAGGGCTTGAGCTCTATTTTTTATCTCCGCAATAACTACTTGAGAATAATTAAATGACTTTATACTAGCAATAGAAAGATTATTTAGTTCTTTATAAAATCTACTTATATCACTATATATTCTTTTTAGGTTTGTATTGTAGACATCAGAGCTTACTATATCTCCAGTCTTTAGTGGTACAGGACTGAACTCAGGATCGCTTATGTTATTAAAGTAGCTCTTAAAGAGAGCCATAGCTTCTGATAGCAATGTGCTTGTATCAGAGGATCCATTAGTTCTATCTGCAAGTTGCTCTAAAGCATCCTTTAATTTAATGATGCTAAGCTCACTATCAGTAAAGACTTGGGACGTGTCAGACATTTAGGTACTCAAAAAAATAATGATCGTAAAAAACTTTAGAAGGATCTATCTTTGCAACTTGGTCTTTCTTATAGCATGGTATAATATTTTTACTAGTTAGTCCTTTGCCCGCCGCGACATTAAGTTTATTTATTAGATAGTCCATATTGTTTATATGACATTTTGCCATTTGAGCAGTAGGGGACATAAAATAAACCTTATCACCGGGATGAGAAGAAATATAAGAAATAATTTCTACATAGGTCCTAGTAGATCTACCTGATCTTCTTCTTACCCAGTCTGGACGCTCCTTTACAGGAATAGCTTCATTGAGAGAGCAGCAACTATCAGTAGCAGCCTTAAATCTATCTTCTGAAAAGGCGTCAGGATTTTGCATTCCTAGTAAAGTATAAATTTCTGATGGAGTCATCATATCACCAAGTTGTTAGAAAAAATTCTTATCTCATTTATTTTAGGAGTAAGATCTGGATTAATAGGCCCGTTGAACTTTAGTACGCCTACTAACTTAATATACTCTGTAAGCCAGTTATAGCTAACTCTTATTTCTTGATTATTAAATTTTTGATTGAAATAGAGTTTTTTACCAGCCTGAATATATTCTATGTCATTATCTTTGCTGCTTGCAATACTGAAAGCAGGATGAACTAATGTCTCATAGTTAGTAATATTCTTTGCTTTCTTTGTTCCAACTGTTACTTCCATAGGACTATAGACTATATCAGATATAGAAAATATTTGATCGTCTGACTTTATTCCCACACCTATAGAGTAATTTACAGTAAGTTGTCCGCTTACAGGAGTTCCTAGAGAACCAGAAAATACCGCGCCAGGGCTCTGACTATCCCATCTTCTGCACTGATCTTCTGTGACTTGCAGTGGTTCTTTTAAAATCAGGCCACTAGCAGTATTAAATCTAAGTAGCTCAGCATAGGAGTTACTATCCATTACTTTTAGGAAGTACCCAAAGTCAACCCCTTGTATTTCTCCAAAGTAGCTTAGGCTTAAATTTGGATTACCACTTAGTACACTAGGCCCAATACCAGACTGCTCTCCCCATTGACCAGTCAATAAAAAGCCTGTGACACTGCCAAGCTGTACAGTATTACCCAGGGTGTCAATAATTGTAGGGGTTATTCTTAACTGCCCGCTAAATATATTTGCCTGAGGAGGAATAAATCTCCAGGTAGAGCTGTCATCTTCTTTTTGAAAATAACCAGTTAAGTTAATAACCTCGTAGTTTATGTAAGGAAACTTAGAGAGTTCAATTTCATTATCGCTGCCTACTTCAGTAAATATCTCAGGAGAAGATAGTGGCTGGCTATTAAACTTATCTAATATATCTATAGAATAGCTGCTTGGATCTACCGCATAGTCTATAGTGTAAATGCTATTTACATCAAACCAAGATGGATCTAAAGTAACTTCTATCCTAGGTATAGAACCAGTGACACGTACACACTCGTAGTTCTCTGGAGGTATAAGATCACTATTCTTCTTTAGACGATAAGGGCTGCTGTAGTAGCCGCCAAGTCTAGTGTATCCTTTGTTAGAGGTTAAGTCAAAATTTATTCTTTCGTCTTTTACACTAGGTATGTTGTCAGTTTCATCCTTTATATTTCTTGGATGAATAGGAATTCTTCTACCTGCGCCTAAATCTAATTCCCACTCTGTGCTAGTTTTTTGATAACCGCTTTCCCACGGGGTTGAAAGTTTAGTATGTCTTTCGTCAACCTCTATTTGAATTTCAGATACAGTGGCAGGAGGTAAGTAATTTTCTGACTCATAGTAAGAAGTAGGATAATAAGTTTGGTAGTTTATTTCTACTTCACGTAGACCTAAGAGATATTCATACTTATTAACTGTTATGTTTATGTCTCCTGGCTGCTGGGTAGACTCGTTACTTGATAGCTTAGATGATAGTTCTGCAGCTTCTGCCGGAACTAATTCTGAGTAAGCCTCCTCAATAAGCTTTAGTAGATCTGAATAGTAGTCTATATTGCCATCAGAAGTAATATCAATATCACTATCTGTCATTAATTTATCTAGACTAGATATAGCGTCAGAGTAGCTACTTATAGTAGAAAGGAGATACAAAGAGAAGTCAGAATCTTGAATATTAGCACCTATTATTTTAGACGCTCTAGCATTTAAGATTCTTTGAAAGATATCTGTATTAGTAACTATAGACTTTGGCAGCAGATAAGACACGCGTTTATAGTTTTCCTGACAGATAGTTATTTTTATTTCTGTAGTAAGGATAGGAGAGAAGTTGTATTCTTCCCAATCTAAAGTAGTAGACTCTGTAAACTCAGGTATGGCTACAAAGATTTGAGAAGCTTGTGACGGCCTATAAGCTATATCAATTACTTTTATCGGGAACTCTGAGAAAGGTAAAAGCTTTATAGTATTAATTTTTTCTGTATGAGAGAACTTAAAATAAACTTCAATGACAGGACCGTCTACACCTAACTGAAAAGATTCTCCATTAGAAGTAGCTTTTTGATATATCTGGGATACAGGTGAATCTGCAAGAATTAGTTCTGCCCAAAAGCTTTCTGGTTTTTGATCCACTATATTTGACGGAGGGAATACAGAAGACAAAGATCCCTTGAGTCCACTACTATAAGTCTTAGTATATATCTTCGTACTTCTAGTAGTTCTGTTTGTTAAATGGTTTCTAGCTGTTATAAACGGCTTTAGTTCGAGAACTCTTATATTACTATTTACAGAGGCTGCAGGTTGTTTGGAAGCTCGGTTTGTAGAAGAATTAAAATCAATAAGTTTGATATCGTTAAACTCTGGAGTTCGTTTTCTTAAAGAATAAACTTTAACATCATTGATTAATTTTTCTATAGCGGATCTAGACTTTTGATAATCGCTATTTAATGTTACTACCTGTTTGCTAGTAATTCCAGCCAAAGAATCAATAGACGTATATAAGGCACTAAGATCTAAAAAGATATCCTCCATATTATCGTTATGATCTGCAGAAGATATCTTTTCATCCTTTACCGCGTACTTTGGATCCAGGATAATTTTACTTAGCTTGCTCTTTATTCTGTTGTATATAACGGAAGATTCTTCCTGCTTAGCACGAAGACTTGTCAATTCACCTGCAGCTACCTTAGCAGAAATTAAAGACTTTACAGAAATCTTTTGTGCATCAGGCAGCACATTCAAAAGCTTATCTAAAAAATTAACCATTTAGTCCAATCCTATTAACTATGTTTTTAAGAGCTGTGCCCCAGCTATATAGAAGCTGATTATATCTTTCGTAATCTATACTGCCAGAAGACATCCAGGCTAAACCGGTGTTAGCAATAAAATTTTGACTATCCCAAGTATTGCTGTAGAATGTTATTGTGTCACACTCATAATTAGAAAGTATAGAAGGTAGAACAAAATAAGAAGGATCAAGTTTTTTATGGTTTATTAGATCTAAACCAGAACTTAAAACCTGTAGCTGTTCTATTCTGAATCTATAATCTCCTGTATTATTAGGAAGATAAGAAGAATAAGACCAAGAAGATAAAGCAGATAAAATATCTTTACCGCTATAAGAAGGAGAATAATATGTAGAATAAAATTCAACATCTGAAAAATCACTTCTTTGCTGTACCTGTCCTGTCGGCTCTATACCATGAGATTGAGCAAGATTTACTATGGCTTGTACCTGGCGCTGATTTCTTGCTGTGTTATCATTATACAAAGTGCCGTAAGATCCAGAGGTAAACAGATTACTTAATACAAAGTTAAGCCCTAAATCTGTAGCATTAGCTATAGCAACTTCGTAATCTCCATAGGTACCGTTACCATAAGAATCTAGTATTAACGATTTATTATAGTTTGGCAGTAAGTTTAGGAAGTACCCAAACTCACTATTAGCCTGTATAAATAGCGCAGAGTATCTTGGATTGTTTTGTGGAAGAGTAAGGTTATAAGTATCAGCAACATATACCGCGCCGCTAAGTGAAGTAGAAAGCTCGTTAAAAGGAACAGTTGTATAGATGGGCTTAGAAGATAACGTACTCAGCTTATAAGCTATAGAGTTATAGTTTACAAGATTGATAGGATACGGTTTGGGGTTAGATACTACGTTCCAACCAACTAACGCCGGTGAGTTACCTATACTTGTAACAATTTGTGACACATAAGATTCGCCTGAGTTTACCCCAAGCATAAAGCCAGTGTTTGCGAGGCCCGAGAATTCTTCTCTTATAAGAGTAGGTAGTAATCTTACTTTATTGTTAACACAAATTTCTGCTAAGCCAGAAAGCTTAGATAAGAAGTCTGAGCCAGATGAATACCAGTAAGAATAATTAAGCTGTGGCCTTATTGTGTTTATGCCTATAGATTTAAGTTCTTTTATACAAGAATCTATATTAGCCGAATTATAGTTGGTAAATAGATCAGAAACTTGATAAGGCTGGAAATCACAGGCTCGTAATACATTGAGCCCTGTAGACATTGGTTCCCAAAGATCTGAATAGCCTGAAGTAGTTAGACCATCATAAATACTAATCATACCACCTAGGATATCATATTCTTTACCGGGCGTATCGTTATTCTTAAAAGGATCAGAATAGTATAGGCCTGAGACTCCATAGTACCCAGTAATAGTTCTTACTAAGGCTTCTGTAATACCTTTCCATTCTGAAGAATATTTAGCTGCCTGAGAGATTGGATACAATATCTTATATGGCGTTGAAGAGTAGAAAGGACCAGTCTCTCCATTTATTGTAGTAGTCTCTAAAAGTTGGTTATCAGAATTAATACTATTTTTTATTAACTGTTTTAGTCCATTATTAAATAGTAATTCGAACTTGGACTTTTTATCATTGCTGTATAGCGAAGAGCACAAGCCGTAGTTCACAGACCAATTATTTAAATACCAGCCATAACCATACAAAGTAAGAGCCATGTCTGGCTCAACAATTCCACCTCTTAAAAGATTATGATACACAGCATCATAGCTTGTATCTAATACTTTTTCTATACCACTAAATATATGATTAAGATATTGAGAGTTAGTATAAGTGTACTGTTGAGTGTTATACTCTGGTTGCGTTTTGTTAACATGTTCGGCTAAGTAGTCATAGGCCTTGCACATATTAACTAAATTAGTTCCAAGGAACAGACCAAGTCTATTATGGCCCAAGAACCAATTAGTAGGAATAGGAAGCCCTGAGTAAGTTCTAGTACTATTTATAATAGCGTCTATAGGACTAACTACATTAGTCTTTGCTAACTCATAAGCAGTAGAGTAATGATTTCTAACAGTAGAATTATCTATATGACCTGTATGGGCGATAAGCGTAGAAAATATTGCGGGTAGCGATTGGGTATATAAGTAGTCTAAATTATTAGTAGTTGATATATCAGTAATTGTGCCGCTTAAGTAAGATGGTGGCTTTATATATACGCCGCTAAATGGATATGTTATGCCAGTTTGTAAGTAGTAAATCCAGTAAGTAGGTACAGCAGTTTCAAAACTACCGTACGCAGACGTACTAGACATTAAAGAGTTAACTAAGCCTGTTAGTGTGGACAGTCCAGAGTTACAGTAGGCGTCCCAGCTATCAGCTCTATAGTTTAGATATTTAGATAGAGTTTCTATTTGCTTATTGTAGGACATTACAAGGTAATCTGTCCCGCCAGTAAAAGCAAAGTATGCATCGGCGCCTTGTATAAAGAATTTTAAATAATGGCCAGAATTATAAATTCCACTTTGTAGAAGTGTGTTCCCTATACCTGTTAGATTAGACAGATACTGATTTGCTATCGGCGTACCTAGTAAGTCAAATAAATGATCATAAGCAGAAGGAGTTAGTATATAGTCTTCTATGTTCTCCTTAGAGAGCGGATCTGTAACAGACGTGTACCTTTGTTTAATGTTTATTGTCCCTGCTTCTTGCAGGGCAAGAGTCTTGTCTACAATCTGAGATATAGATGAAGATACTTGATCTGTAAGGTTTCCGGTTATGTAAGGGCTGTGAACACGGATGTTTTTATATTGCTTTACAACAAACGGGTCTCCAAAGCTTAGCTTATTCTTTACTAGCAATCCAGTTCCTACTTCTGTAGTGTCTAAATACTGCTTTGTTTCCCAAGGAGAATACTGTGTATAGTCTCCACTAGTAGCAATTACACTACGCTCTTTCCATTCTATTCCGACTATTGGAGTACTTTTTAGATAGGACATGGAAACGCCGGTAGACGTCTGTACTGTCAATATCTTAGTACCTTCTGTTTCGGTAACTTCAGGACTTACATCATAAGTATTCCAGTCCGTAGAGAGGATGCTACTCGGGACATCAATGCTATTTAGGAGCCAACCTGCTCCATAATAGCCAGAAGGAATAGTATTTAAGAGGGTAGAATTACCATAATTTTTCTGATACGTATCAGAAAAATCAAGATTGTAGGCGCAGCTTATTTGTGCTGCCAGCCCTGTTACTGACGGTAGTTCTGCCTGATAGTAAGAAATAGAAGGATATACGCCGGCGGCAATATACTTTGTAGCTTTAGATTTAATCTCTGATAAGCTAAGTACGTTCTTTATAGAGTCTGGTATCTCAACAATAACAGCAGCAGAAGAAGGATAGTGCTCACCATCTACATTGCCTATATCCCAGAATCTATAAGCCTCACTAAAGAAACTTTCAATTGCAGGCTCAACAGGCTCTAGAGGGCTATCAATATTATTAGATACAGGCTTAGGACCTTTATTATCTACAAGGCCGCCACCTTTAGATCTAGTGTCAAGAATAGATACCCTGTCACTAGAGAACATTTGCTGTATGTTATAGGCTCCTATTATAGCAATAGGAACACTAGGATCCTCTAAAACAATAGCGTTTATAGCCTCTTCTATTGAGTTACCAATAGTGTGGAATACAGTCTTTTTGTTATTAGCTGCTGCACTTTCGGCAGGAAGTAAATATATGACTACATACTTATCTATTACAAAAGGATTTTGGCAGAAGTGCCCATTAATATTAACGTCTTTATACACAAAGGATGACTCTAGATAAGTGTAGTCTAGAGTAAAATCTTCTTGTAAATAGTACCCAGGCTTAGTGTAAAGTATACCGTTATTAATGTCTATATCTTCAATAACATTTTGTGTAATGGGTACGTCGCCGTTATATACAGTGATGTTTTCTCCATTCCAAAACACTGGGGTTCTTGGAAGAGAGTACACGTTTGCGTCTAGTACAGTAGGAGTAATCCCTTTTAAATCTTTAAATGGTTTACCATAAATAGAAGACCACGCTTGGTTGTCAAATTCTTTTACATAAAAGTGGTAAAGCTTTCCGTTATACTTTTGGGAAAAGGATCCATTTGATATTCTAGGGTGCCAAGGAAGAGAGGGGTCTTCAAAATAAGGCGGAAGTAATCTTATGTTGCTATTGTTTTTATGGCGTACAGCAATTTTTTTAGCTCGTAAAACTATACCGCGATCCGTAAGTCTTTCTGTTGCAGTAAAGCCGTATGGTATTTCTACAAAGCCTGAGCCAGTAGATAGTATGTCTCCTTGTGATAGAGATTCTATTTCTGTTAGCTGGACAGCTTTAAGTGGTAATCCACATTGATTAATTTCTTGAACTACTTCCTTAAGCGACTTGCTTGTAAAAGTAATAGACTTAGTTACGGTGGTACTAGATATATAGCGAAGGGCTATAACTGTGGCGTTGCTAACTACCTGAACATATAACTTTGTATCAGAGCTATTTTGTGGGTATAAAGCAATTACAGACAAAGGCTTAGTCATTTTTCTGATTAAAGCCTGTCTAACAAAGTCTATGTTTTTATTTTTAAAGTTGCCCACTGTATAAACCTTCTATTCCAAAAATCTTAAGATCGTAGAAGCTGTTGTTATTTAAGGTTAAGTCAAACTTACCTAAGCCAGCATCTTCTGATTCATGACGTAGCCTAAATATAGGCTGAGGATTAAGAACTTCTTTAGATCCAAAATACTCTACGCCTTCATTTATATCATAACCGTCATAGTGAACAAATATAGACTCGCTATTGATTTTGTTTATGTTAGTCAAAATTATGACACTAAATAATCCGTCATCTAATATTTCGCCGCTGTTTATATCTCCTATATTATCTAAGTATATATCTTCAATATCTGTTACCGAGCTTAACAAAGAGTCAGGAGTATAAGGGCAGGCTATTATATCATAGGGATAGGTAGCCTTATCAATAATTTCACCCTTCCTAGTTTTTAGTTTTATAGAACTTTTTATCTTCTCAAGATTTGCGAAGTAATTGTCTGGAACACTACCAGTGGATCCAGTAGTAAGTTGTCCTGTGTAGTGAGGATAAGCATTCAGAATTTTGACTACCTTCTTACCTCGCCCTACTAAGTAGTAGTAATAAGAAGAGTATCCATAATCAAACAAAGGATCTGATATACTTATATTACTTATCTCTATATCAGCAGAGGCAACTTGTCCAGTAACTATAACGTCTATAAGTCCAGAAAATACTCCGGAGTTTATACCTTTATAGGAGGATATAGCAGATCCACTAGCTATGCTATTTTTGCCTACTATATACTCGCCTTCTTTGTAGGGTATTAGGTTATTTGTATTTCTATCTGAAAGATCTATTGTAGAAATACTTGAAGGCACGCTATGGCCTACGCTACTAAATCTGGCTATATTGATAGCCGTAGATGGCACTTGAGTACCAAGCCTTATAGGAGAATCAGTGGTACCAAAAACATTATGGAATGGTGTAAGGTCATAGCCTATTTGATAGCTTTCAGTCTCTTTAAACGAAACGTTATCGTAGGCAATAATTCCGTTTAGCTTAGGATTAGTTTCGTAGCAATTAAACATTGCCATAGAAAAGAATCTATTACCAGATTCTTGACTAGCATTTATAGTAGTTGTGGCATAGTTGTAATTGTCAAACCTAACTTCTCCGCCTGTATAAGGGATATTATCTTCTAATAAAACTTGATAAGTTCCTCCCTTGTCCCCCGTGTTACTGCCACTAGTAATTGGGAAGAATGGTATAGCAATGTTAAATAAGTTTACGTCAGAAGTACCGCCTAGACGGAAACAAGACTGCTCTGTACTACCGCTTTTGCCTAGATATATTAAGCCGTAGTTTACACCAGTCCTAGTGTAGGAGTTATCTCCTATAACACAAGTAACTACTCCGGTATTACCATAGGCGTTATATCCATTGCTAGTATAGCTAAGATTAAAATACGACCATTCATTTAGCTCTACATCTTGGCCAGTAAATGAGGTAACTATAGCGTTGGTGTTATCAATTTTATTAGCTATAAACTTTCCACTATATATTTTAAGTTCTAGTCTAGCTTTTGTAGAGTCGTTAGAATTTTGTAAGAAGCTAAATACTGTTCCTTCTGTTCTAGGGTACATCCATCCTAGTACGTTAAAGACTCCGGAGTTAACATTAAGATATCTACTAGGAATACCAATAGCCCCAGTAGCATTAAAGATTCTTTCAAACGCGCTACTATAAGGAGATACAGCATAACTACCAGAATAGAATCGAGTGCTATAAAGCTCTCCATAAGGAGAAGACAGGTCTATAGAAGTTGTGTTGTAGAACAATAAGTGATTTCTTATTGGCCCTCTATCCCAGCAAGTATTATAAGGGGATGACAGATTATAATATAGTCCCTCAAAGTAATCAACACCACTACCTAGATTAGTAAATTCTTGACTACCGTTTTTGAATAGGGAGTCAGGAACAAAGTAAGGGTATGTAGTTCTTGCACCTAGGCAGCTAAGTTCTGCTTCTGCTTCTGCCGCTGGCGGTCTACTAAAATGAACACCATCTATCTTACAGAATAATCCAGAGGCTAATGTGTAGTTAACCGTACCAGTTAAAGGAATATAAGTGCCAAAGGGGGCGGCTTCTCCAGAGCTAGTAGTCTTTACTTGCCAGCCAGACATTACGTCTTTGCTAGCTATGATAGATCCGTCTAGCGTAAGTAATAATTTATTACTAGAAGTAAAGTTACCTACAGTAGGTACTGCGTCTATACTTGCGTGTCCAAAGTAATCATAATAGTGAACATCATGCATGAACCCTATGTTAACCCACTTACTAAGTGGGATTTTTACTTCTGAAGTAATAGAGGTTCTTGGTAGGTTTATATTATATGGATCTGTACCTACTGAAGTAGCCCAGGCGTTACTGGCTAAATCAGTTACAGCAGACAAATAACCAGAGCTGTTTATGTTTAGTTCTAGTTTTTTATTAGTGTTATTTACAGCTGTAAAAAGTATACCTGAGTTAGAACTAGGATAGGAATCTAAAAATACACTACTATAGAAAACAGTACTGCCTTTTAAAATTTCCTTTTGTATACTCTGTCCTGTGTAATTTGTTCCAGTAAGATGCACAGGAAGTGTGTATCCGGTACTGGTAAGATAAGAAGTATAATAATTTTGCACAGATAGGTTATCTATGCTATACTCTATTTCATCCTGATAGTATCCAGAAGGTACTGTAAAGCCTATATAAAAATTTGAACCGTTATTAGTGGCCGAGACTGTAGCTCTAGAATATTCTCTATAGCTATCTCCAGGCATTAAATATCTGCTTACGTTAGATCCTGAAACTACTACATTAATACCAGAACCTTTTGTAATAGCTAAATCAAAGGATATAAGTAAGTTTCCACTGGCTATACCAGAAGGTATATAAGCCTCTATACCCACGGTACCATTATGATATCCGGTGCCAGGATAGGAGTAGACGCCTTGTGCATAATCTGTTACTGTAGCACTAGTGCCTAGCTCAGAGACGTCTGCGTTATTTTGGCCTTGTATATCTAATCTATATATTTGGTCTTTTGTAAATTCTACTTTATACCCGCCTGTATAAGACCTATTGATATAAATTTGATCTGCCAAAAACCCATCAGTAAGGCCAGAGTAATAACCGGTTTCTATATTAACTACTGGTCTAAAAGATTCAAATAGTCCATTACTAAAATAGTTATCCTGATAGGAACTACCTAATATAATAAACGCCGCAGAACCAGACTTAGGTGTTGCGCCAGTAATTATGTAATTTTTAAAAGACGATCTATACGGACCATCAAGAGATACTTCACCTGTGCCTACTACAGATATTGTAGTGCCATTTTTTTCTTCTTCAAATGATGTAATCTGCCCTGTTGTAATAGGACAGTTAAATAAGAAGTTAGTCCATTTAGTAGGACTAGGATAAAAAGATTGATGCTGTCCAGTTACAACATCTATCCTAGCATTAGTCTCTAGATAATAAGGCTTCCAGTTAGGAACTATATCTAAAGATATAGGACTACTACTGGCTGTTACGCTTATCTCATTTATTAGTGGAGGAAGGACATAGCCGCTGTAAGAACGCTGATCTATCTTAAATCTCAGTGGATTTTTTAAGTAGTCATTACTACCGTTAGTTCTAGGATAGACATAAACAGGTATAGAGAATAAATCAAACTCTGTTTTAGTTTGAGTTATTGTTTTAGTGTCGTATGTAGTCCAGCCGTTTACTCCTGAGTACTGTACGCTTACTTGTGTTACACCGCCGTTGAAAATTACAGAGTCTACAGTAGCTGAGACAAAGCTTTCTATTGCAATATCAGGATTAAATACCGGAGTATAGCACGAAACAAAACCTGTACTATATCTTGGGGATTCAATAGAGCTATCAAAGATAGCAGTAGCACCAGTCAAAACTTTGATATTATCCCAGTACGTTTCGCCTACTGCTCCTGAGCTAGTAGAAAGAATATCTTTTTGATTTAAAAAGTTTTGATCTTTTCCGGGGGCTCCAAATAAAAGTATTCCTTCGGAGCTAGGGTCGCCCATTATAGTAGTAAATTTATTATAGCCCGCTACTGTTCTACCGTCTTCTGAGGAGATAAAAATATCATTATCTCTAAATCCTAGACGAATTCTTTTTGGAGAGTAGAGGTTTATATTAAGGGCGACGTCTGGGCTATTGTAGGATCGTAATCCATAAGGAGTCACCTCTATAAAATCCCAATACAGTCCATCGCAATAAAGTATACCGTGGCCATGTATGCCACTTAGTGCAGGTACGTCAGTAGTTTGACCTGATGAGTAGCCAGAAAACCAGGTAATACCTGAGTATGATTGTGTAACTGCTACGTCAAATTCAATGGTTATTTCGTTTGAAAGAACAGCAGTGCTATCAAGTATTAGAGTATTAGGGCTAAGGATATCAAGCGCTATACCATATGTACCTATATCTTCACCAGTAGGATAGCTAGTAAAAATCTTCCAAGCCGTTATATCTGAGTCTATTCCCTGATAACCAGACGAGGATCCAGTTAAAGGAGACATTATACTGCCAGTATAAAAACTAAAGCTACCGGTTACTTGTGCAACAGTAGCAAGGCTATGCTCAAACGACCAATTATTTACCGGCGACCAGGCATTAAATATAGAAGTGTTGCCGCTTAGGCTAGATACTAAGGTTAGGTATCCTCCCTCAAGTGCTTGTAGTGCTTCATTTTCAAAAGTAAAGCCTAGGCTAGAGCTAAACTGTTCTTTACTATTAAGACCATTTTCCGGATAAAAGCTCATATTGTGATTACTGACCAGTCAGAAATTTGAGAAAGCTCGCCCAGCTGCCCTTTGTATCTAAGCGCGTAACCGTAGGTTTCCCCAGGTATTACGTCATAATCTACAAAAAAGTTCCAGCTTCTATCGGACCAGTCTTTCCAGATCATTTTATTTGCGCTGTTACCTTGGTACTTTAAAATTTGATATTGCGCTTTTTCTTCAATATCTATATAATTAATTGACTGTTTTGTTATAGCTATGTTTACACGTTTAGGCTTACTGTCTTTACTTATGCTAGGACTAAGAGGGATTGCATTAAGAACTGATTGAAATTCTATATTAGATATGTTACCTAAGCCGTCAGATAATTGTATTAATATATTGTATGGATCCGTAGAGTCAGGATTCTGATAGAGGGATACAGATTGTTTTTCTCCTGGACAAAAACTTAATTGCTGGCTAACTCCGCTAGGAATTGTACATTGAATTTGACAGGAACAATCCGTAGTTCCGTTATACTCAAACAAGACTTGCATCGCGCCATTACTGTACTGAATTCCTATTGGGTTAGGAAGAATTCCTTTATTCCAAACAAAAATTGACGAGCATGTTTGATTGGGGTAACTTACACCATAGCTAAGAGGAACCTGTCCTACCATAACTAGTTCTATAGTTATAGAAGAGCAAGAAATATAGTTTTGAATTTTTGACCCTATATCAAACACAATCTGGCCTTGATAGGTTGTACAATTTGTATTAATAGGAAGGCTGGGATTTTTAAAATGACCTAGAGCAAACTGTCCCTGTATACCATTAGCTTCATAACTATCGTCATCATCTACTGATAGAATTTTTAAGTAAGGAGTAAATTCAAAAGCACCAACTAGTATAAAATTTATTACTATTAAAGAAGTGTTATTTGGATCTTGGCATACTTGAGTTATAGTTACCTGTTCAGGGACTACATTAAGATATCTAGACGCAGTAACACATGGCTGTGGATTTATCTCATCAGGAGACGGAAAGTTATAATCGGGTATCTTAGTGCTCATGGTAAATACCTATCACTAAAGGCTGGAGGTAGAAATGGATTTAAAATTCCATTAATGGGTAATATTATAGAATAATATTGCATAGGACTAATAGTAGTATTCCATATTACTTCTCCAAATATATTCGCAGTACTTGTCAACATAGAAGTAGTTACTCCGGAATTATATCCGTGGTTTACTAGACCAACTTCTATATTACCAAAAGGTACGCTAGCTGTAACCGTTGAAGCGCCTATTGTAGCAGTTATTGGACGCAGGTCAACTCCATTAGTCACAAAAAGTTTACCATAAGTATCACCTTCAGTATTGCCAGCGGAAGGAGCTATCTCTACCATCAAAAGTTTAGTAGGCTGTACAGCCGAGCTAATAGCGGAGGTATGAGTCGACTTAAACACCTCTTTATTATTAAGAGTATATTTTTTATCACTATAGCTTTCTTCTCTTAGATAGTGTGAATTACCTGACAGGTCTCCAGAATTAAATGTGCTTCTAGCTGCGCCTGAACGAGTAGCGTTATATATAGTTAAAGAATACTTATCTTCAGATAAATAAGCAGTCCTTAGTACAGAAGAGAACTCACTTATTTCTTCTGAAGTTTGTAATATAACGTTGACACTTGTAGCGTTAGGAACAAATACTTCTATTCCACTTAATGCAACGCCCGCACTATTAGATATAGTCGTAGGTATTTCAGAGGAGGTAATAGATTCTGCATGTACCTCTCCTTGATTAACAGGTTCAATTATAGTGCAAGCCAGTGACTTAACGCCTACAACTTGGTTATCTATATAAACTTTGGCTATAATTATTATGTTACCTAGATTGTAAATACTAGATAGAGTACTTACTCCGCAGGTTAAGGAAGACAAAGGAGAACAAGATATATAGTCTGTTTGCGCAACAACTATGGAGGAACTAGAGTCTTGAATGCTTAACTCCATCTTAGCTGTAACTGATTCTGTAGGAGTCATTACACAAGAAATTACTATTGGGGCTCCTATAACTATCTCGTTTGAGGGTACTACTAGATTTATAAAATCGTTATAGTTACTTTGAGTCATAGGTATTTGTGTAGTCTTTCTATTTGTTATAGGTCTGTTACCAAAATACGAGCTAGTAAGGTTTCCTGGTATAGTACCATCATTTGTAGTATTGATAGTATTTATATCTATTGATTGATCCATCTGTATACCTATTACTCCACCTAAGATAGGAATTGCAGGATTTCTAGAAGAACTAAAGTTAGTTCCTTGAGACGTACCTTCAGAAGGTCTTGAAGGAACCTCGGGAGTAGTTTGATCTAGATTAGTTATATCAATAATTATGCCGCCAGATGTAGAGGGTATTCTTCCTGAACCTTCAGGAGTCTCAGGTATAGAAGTAGAGGGAGGAATTGAAGGTTGAGAATAAGGAGGCTCAATAATTGGTAGGAAAGGAGGCACCTCTGGATTAGAAGGAGACTCAGGAGGATTAGGAACGTACGGCTCTTCTCCGCCTCCGTTACCTCCGCCTTGTCCTGGACCACCTGGTCCTCCAGGCCCTTCTTCTCCTCCACCACCACCTCCAGGTACTCCCGGACCACCAGGAACGCCAGGACCACCAGGTCCACCTGGACTAGTAGGGCCTCCCCAACCAGGAGGTATTTCTGTACCAGGAGCTTCTCCAGTAGTTACCCCTGTCTGTATCTCTTCCGTTCCGGTTTCTGCTCCAGTAATAGGCTGTCCTGTATTATAACAGTCGTAGTTAAAGATACCTATTTGAACAATGTAAGAATGGTACTCATCAAAATCTTCACTAGCAATCCCCTGTATACCTCCGTAGTTCCAAGCAAAGGTAGCAGGAAAGCCTGGGCTAGTTACTGTAATTGGAAAATCTGTGTGCCGTGGATGCTGATGATTTGGGATCATTATTGTCCACTCGGTATCACAGACGTTTCTATAAGCAGTAGCTTGCTGTAGTAGATGCCATGTTCCAGTACAAAGAATACTGTAATGAACTAATAAGGTATCTTCATCAGGTAAATGCTCTAGGCTATTAATCGAAACACAGTAAGACATTAGAACTCCAGTGAAAGCGGATTGACGTAAGAAGAGTATTTAGTTAAAGGATTTTGGGCAATCAGTTCAAAATCTTTACTAAAATAGGTTGAGTTGGCCGGGTCGTGAACTTTTACATTAAGCTTTATATAGAAGTCATAACCTAGAGATATCTCTCCGTCATAGTTAGAAAATAGCTTGTCATAGTAAAGCATTATATTATAAGGATCGACCTCACTAATATATGCGTAATAAGGGATGTACTCAACACTAATTCTACTAGGCCTGCCTTTTACAGTAATCAAAAAATTCTCATAGTCTACAAAAAATTGATCGCTATCTATAATGTTAGTTTGATTTTCTGTGTAGAATTTATTGTCTACTTTTAGTATCACGCTGCCTGGGGTTATAGGGTACTTTAATTTTATATTAGCGTATTCTCCGCCATATGTGGGAATGTAATCTGCTATAATCGGCAGCTCAGCTTTCAGACTTATAGGTTCCCCTTTAGCATTAAATAGTAAAATATTACCTAAAGAATCTAGGCTTACGGGGTAATCAGTTTTTATTACTGATATATTTTCTCCATTACTGGCCACCATTGTAGGTACAGGAATAGGACCTTTATAGGTCCCCGCGGGCTCTTCTGGAGGAACCCAAGTAAAGGCTACAGTGCCAGCGCTATCTGTTTTAGCTGCAATAGAGGCTCCTAGCTGCTGTTTTAAGCCATATATTTTCTTGGATAATGTTCCTGGGTACCTAAGATTAAAGTCGATTACAGAGGCTGTGAGGCTGTTTAAAGCATGAGGGTTTCCGTCTGTATCGTAAACTTTTATTGATATGCCCACGCCGTTTGTGTCTCCTACATATGTTGTAGGGAGGCTAGGAATAATATCTATATCTCTAACGGATGGAGTAAAGCCTACAGGAGCAATAAGTTCCGGCTTAACTTCTGGTATCTTATTAAATTTGTCAACAGGTCTTTTTCTAAGCTTATCCTTTCCTTTTGTTCTAGACCATGGTATCAATTTTTTTCTACCTTCCTGCCATCTCCATTCATGTAAAGTAGTTATAGCTGGACTATCTGGCCCGCCGTAAGAAGAAGCAGGAACCTCAGGTATATAAATAAAACCGTCACTAATTAAATTTATTATTGGAGATATGGTTAACCTAGAATCAATAAATTGATTACTATCGCTAGACTCATACTCAACTGTAATCTCGTTTAAGAACGGAAGTCTATGGTAAAGAGAAGGAAAAGAGCTATGCTCATACTGAACAGCATCTATCATTGCTTCACCAGTATAGGCCGGGTTTTCTTTATGATAAAGTTTTATACCAGCATAAAAGCAATTTGTAGGAGGGGTATAGGAGGCTAGCTCAATTGAAGGATAAGGTACTTGCGGAGTAAAGCCGTCTTCTATTCCTGTAACAACAAAAGGTATATAATACCTTGACCAGTTATTCTTTAGGTTAATAGATCCTGTACTTACTACACCTAATGTATCATAAGTATTAGAATAGTATTCAATCTCCCAATATAGTTTTCCTCTACCATGACTCATTGCATGAAAGGAGAGACAATGATTTTGATCTTCGGTAAGGCCTACTATTTTCTTTATATAGCCATTATTTTCTAACTTGCATAAATTTGAGCCGGCTACTGTGTAATAAGGAGCAGCTCCTCTTTCTACAGAGGCTCCGCTAGACTGCCAATAAGTCGGGCTGCCACTTATAGAATAATCAAATTGGCTGTTAGTTAATTGATTTTTATTATTAGCTAGTACTAACTCTGAGTTGTTTTCGTTAAAACGAATACCGTACTCTCTATTACTAATGTAGTCAGAGTCTGTAGGGTAAGACATATCGTCGGTTACAACTACTGGACCAGAAGCATAGTAAGTTTCTGGCATTAAAAATTTAGTTTCGCCTTCGTTAATTTTAAACCTATATAGGCATTTAGAGTAAACAAAGGAGCCAGAGTTCCAGCTAGATACGTATCCTTCTATTTCTATCTCTTCTTCTTTACTGACTATAGGAAGGTCTTTATGAAATAAAGTAAAAACATTATTACTAATATCGTAGTAACTAGAGTCAATTTCTTTACCAGCAGCCTTTACTTTTATCAGCTTGTTATGCGCGATTTTTCCAGGTAAGAAAAAGGACGTAACTGAGAGTTCTCCTAAAGTTTTAGTTTCTTTCTTAGAATACAGATAGAACTCTCTCTCATTAGAATAAAAATATCCCGGCTTTAAGCTTGGTCTCCAAAGCTCTAGTGATTTAAATAAAATGTTTGCAAAAGGATCTATGTTACAATTTTTTACAAGGTCTAGATCAAGAGGATTACTAAATATATCTTGTCCAAAAAATCCAGAAGTAGAAAGCTTTTCATTAGCTCCTGCTGAGGTGCCAGACTGATTTCTATTATACTTTAGTATGTCCTTAGATAAATCTAGGCTGTCTACGTAAGAAGGTAGCCAAGAAATAGACTCTTCTACATCATATCCAAAGCTAGGGACCATACCAAGAACAGGAGATACTGGAAGTATATTAAGATCTATGGCATATCCATTTCTATTCTTTCTTATTTTTAAGGGAGAGATAAATTTAGGATCTTCGCTTTTAGATTGTGTATCAAAACCTAAGACCTTCCATTCATTTAGAGTTTTAAAGATTCTTCTTGGACTGCTATTAGGTCCTTTATAAAAAATATTATCTTCTACTACAATAAACTCTTCCGGGTCACCGACTACCCAGTCATTAAATTCTGATACTAGCTTACCCTCTCCTTCTACGTCTCCTATAAATAATGTAAGGCATCTTCCTGTAGTATTCCAGCCAATGTTGCCTAGTAAATGCACAGACCCAGTGTCGTCTAATCCTTGGCCATAGTCGTTAGCTAACTCTGCCCAGATGCAAGAAATTGATTTACCCACGTTAGAACTAATAGCGCCGTTCATAAATATTGTATTATGAAGGATAGCTATAGACTTAGTTAAGCGGGCTACTATACCATAGTCGCCATTTACTACTATATTTTGTATAGCTTGCGGTTCTATTACTTGCTCAAAAAATATACCTACGTTTCTATTGTTGTTTATAATACAGTTTTTTACAATAGGGCTATGAGAGTTAAGTCCCGCCCGGATACCTACTGCAAAATACTGCACACGTAGTCTGTCTATTATTACGTTTGGATTACCCGAACCTATGTCTATTCCTACTACTTGAGTATCAACGCTTCTATTAAAGTCTATTATAGGAAAGTGATTACCAGAAGATTTAATTACTAAATTATAACCAGCAGAGTATAGAGGGTACAAAGAGGCGTCTGGAATAGTAAACCCAGAGTAGGATCCCTTATCTATTAGTATTTCTATGTCTCTTTCTATTGTAGGATTAGAAGAAAGCTCATTTACAATTCTGTTAATTACAGATTGTATATTACTAGAAGGGCCCGAATTTTGAACTGAGTAGGAGTAGGTTACCATTATCTTTGTCCAGAGAAGATTAAGTAGTTATTGTTGTTTTTAATGTCGCTTATGTTAGAATCTAATGAGCTGTCTATCTCTATAGAAGTGTTATATATCTTTATATTAGGAGTTAAGTCATTAGTATGCGCTACGCCTGGTTGAAACACGTCTTGCGTTAAGCCGGCATTCATAAGATACTCTTCACTAAAGCCTTTGTAGCTTCTACCCCAAGCAGTTATAGCTTCTACTCTTTCTTGCTGGCCAGAAAGCATTGATATCATTTTTGTGATAGGAGGATCAAATAATGTAGGAATAGAGTCTAGTGCTAAAGTTTTATTTACATTAGAATCCCATCTATCTCTATCAGCTTCTACATTGCCCCAAAATATTTTGATCCCATCTTTTAGTTCTTTTACATATTCATAGTACTTACTATCTTTTACAGTATTGTCATCAATAAAATAATTTCTATAGCCTCTATCAGAAACCTTTTTAAGTCTTATAGGAGACCAATCAACGCCAGCACTAGACGTAGGAGTAATAGTTTTTTGACTAATAAACAACCCTAGTGCAGATTCATTACCTGAAAGCTTTTGATTTATTTCACAACTTAATACTTTTTGTCCTGAAAGATCAGTTAAATTATTAACAGCATTTATAACACTCTCTAAAGTAGGATAATCTTTAAACAAAAACTCTACTATATAGTTGTAAGTAACAGTAACATACCTGCCATAAATACTTGTATCTATAAACTTAAATCTATTTACTAATAAGTAATCGTCTTGTAAGAGTTCTATAGAAATGTCTTTAAGATTTAATCTTCCAGCACCTTCAAGCTCTGCGTAAATTGGAAGATCTTTTGGTCTATAAGAAAGATCTATAGTGCCAAAAACTGGATCTACTAATAACTTTTCTTGTACTATAAACGAGTCTACCTCTATCCTAATAGAATAAGAAGTAACTTCTACTTTAGCTGTCTTAGTCTTTTCTACCCCATAGATATTTTTTGATAAGCTAAGTAGTATTGCGTCTGAGACTTTAGAAATAGCTAGCTCGTTACTTGCTCCGTTAACTATGCCTACAAAGTTAGGACCAGTTCTATTTTTATACTTATCCTTTATTCTAAGAGAGTAGTCGTAGTTACTTTCATTAGGCAGTCTTTCTACGTCTGCAACTAATCCGTGCTCATCAAATATATTCCATAAGGCATTAGTATTTTGATTAAATACTGGATTACTAAGTGTAACACGTCTAATAGAGGAAGTAGCTCCTCCTACATCTTCTCCCTGTAGAGAGAGAACTCTTGTAGAAGAAGATAAATTGATTACTAGTTTCCAAGTACTGGTAGTAGGATATGTAAGACCTGGGTTGTTAGCTATGCCGTCTACTAAGACAATCATAGTTACGCCTTTAGTACCTATAATAGTTTTTGTAGTAGAAGTAGGATCGTCTATTATTTTATCTACAGTAAATAAAGTATTTACTTGATCTCCTACATACGAGAACTTTTGTGGAAGTCCTCCAGCTCCTACTTCTCCATTAGGAGTAACGGGTAAGGCTCTCCATAGATACTTTTTGAAGTTACTTGTTGTTACTGCCTGTAAGTCAGCGTAGTCTACAGTAGCCGTAACACTATTGTCTAGATTATCTGTTAGATTACCATACTCTACTATGTATGGGCCAATTGTTCTTAGGTGCGGGTTTAATTCATTACTATCAAACATTGATAGTATGTTGTGCCAGCCTAGATCAGGAGTAACTTGAATAAAGTATCCAGAAGGGACTAGATAGTCTATATAAGCATTCTTTTTAAAATAAGCGTCTATGTGGCAATCGTCTACAGTTATAAAAGAACCGCTAGTAATATTGCTAATACATATATCAAAAGAATCTGGAGTAGCCGCAGGAAAGTCATCAGCAATAAAATTATATTTTACTACTTCTACTCCTGAGCCGATCGGGTGTATGTTTTCTAAGGGTAGAGTAGTTTGCCATGCACCAGAAATATGATTATAGTAAGCAACTATATTTCCTGCACTCCATCCTCTTACGTAAGTCAATAAATTACCAGAGGATCCGTATCCTAGCTTTGCTTTAAGATATACCTGATGTGTACCTTCTATGACAACTGGGCCCTCATCTCCAGTACCAAACGTGCTAGATATAACAATAGGTCTGGACCCAGTATTAAAGCAGTATAGGCCCAAAGCATTATTTTGATCTAAAGGATGTACTGTAAAAGAACTAGTTACGCCAGATAACTGGCCGCTATGAATTGTTGCTCCAGATACTCCGACATAGGTAACAAAACTGCCTGTACAAATCCAACCAGAAAATCCGCTATATGTTGTTGATCCGCTAGCTAATAGGCTAAGTCCAGTAGGGTTTACTGGAACGTAGCTAGTGGTTTCAAAAGATCCATTAGTGGTAGCTTCATTAAGCTGATAAACGCTTTCTGTAGCTACGTCTTCCCATCTAAACTGACGGTCATTGATTCCGCGTATTGCTTTGTTTGTCTCAAAGTCATAGTTGGAAATAGCTGGAAAGCCTTCACTTTCACAGCCATAAAATCTAGATTTAGGATCCATTAGCTATTCTTATTTATTATTAGTCTTAGGTATGAAGGCTGTATAGTAGAGCCTGTAGCTAATGGGAAATTAGTGAGTAGCTCTGGGCTTATATCTAGGCCTATCATAGCACTATCTAGGTAGAATATAGAAGCATCTCTTTCTGTAGCATCGTCTGAAGTTCTTTTAGCTCCAAGCGGAACATGTATAAGACATCCAGATAATCCGTGAAGATTTCTGGAATCTTGTCCAAAGAAGCTATAGAGAGGAGTAGATGTTTGATTATGTGCAGGAGATATAGCTGAAGGCGCACCAAGATAAAGGCTAGCAGAAAGATTACTTATATCTACATCTCCACCTAAATAGTGGTGAAAGTATGCTTTTAAGCTTTGAGTAGAGCTTGCACTAAAGCTAGGAGTAGATCTACCGGAGCTAGTATTAAGAGGAGAGTATATAGGAATCCAAGCAGAGTCATACTTATGTCCTGGTCTATAAGAGATAGAGTCTATAATAGACCAAGTGCTGCCGCTATATAAAGCTACAACTTCACCAATTGGTGTTTGTCCTGGCATTCTAAATGGAGTAGCTCTTGCTTTAAATAACGGGGGATTTTCTGGATCTACGCCGTTACTATCCGCAAAGATGTAAGCTATTCCTGTTTGAGAGGTTCCTACAAATCCTGATATAGAATTTTGTAGAGCGGATAGCATAGAATAGGAAGACGTGGGGCTTGTCAATATTCTGACACTATCTTCAAATGAAACTGCAAGTGGGTCACTAGTACTTGCATTTATACTAAATGCAGGGCTAGCTCCACCAGAAGCTCTAACTGTGTCGTAGGCTGAAGCGTCTGGACAGTATAGTAAATATCTATTGTTTGTCTGAGGAGTAGCACTAAATGTTTCAGGAAGGAAAACATTAAGGCGCGATATACTGCTACCAGAAGCAGCTTCAACCGTGTAGCCGTATATTGGGGCTGATAGATTAGCCGCAGGTCCGTCTAGCATCCTTATCCAAGTTGTTCCTGGTTGCATGAGCCCTGGAGACCATACGCCAGAGCTTGTTCCTAAAGTTGAGTATGTGCCGGTTACTATTTGCTCTGACATAAGAAGCTGCAGAATATTTGGATGTGCTCCAGAATTGGAGGCAGCAGCATTAAGAGATCCAGTTATAGCAAACAGGTCACCAACAAGCACGCTAGTATTTAGAACCATCCAAGGTCTAGTCGTAACTCGGCGAGGAGCTAAGCTACCGGTAGCTAAAGGTGCAGCTATAATTGAATTATTTCTTTTACTTCTTGTAACCGCTTCGTAGTTCCAAGCTATTTCGGAACAGTCAAGTCCGTCAATAAGAGACTGACCATTACCGCCAGCCCCACCATTGTTCATGGCAATTAGGTCTTTGTCTATGTAAAGATTTTGATTAACGTTTACATCATTAGCTTCTACGGGACCATTTAAATGTGATATTCCATTTACGAACAGCTCGTCATTAACAGTCCAGTCACCTAATACAGTAGAGGTAGTGCCGGTAGTATTAACAATTGTTATATTACCTACCGCTTTTAAGTTGCCCATTATAGCGGCGTCGCCATGCACTTTTAACATAGCGCCGGTATAAAAAGATCCGGTTAACTGCGCACTAAATACTGCACCAGAATACCCAGACCATTCAGGACCGCCAATAGTTAAAGGTCCTGCTCCTGAAGCTCTTCCTTTCCAGTTTAGGTAATCTCCGGTCTTGGCTCCAAGAGTAATAGTAGTATACTTAGCGCCGTCAGACTGCTGGATCGTAAACCCGGTTACATCAAAAATTGCTTTATCAGTAGCCCGTCCTATTTGTATAGTATGGTTTACGCCTCTAGCTACTTGAAGAGAAACGTCATCAGAAGATCCAATTACTATATCTCTATCAAGATGTGATAGGTAGACTGCATTTTGTAAAACTCCAGAAGCTACAGCGTCTTCTGGGCTATCAAACAATCCTACCTTCAAATTTCTGATTCCTGCATATC